TGTTTACCTTTTTCTCCACATATACAACAACTTTCATTTCCACTAAATAATCCCATAATATCCCCCTTTATTATAATGAATTTATAGGATTATTATACTATATCAGTAAAATTTTTACATCATTATCACCTCCTTTCATTAAAAAAACACTTACTCATTTGTAAGTGTTTTTGAATTATTTTTAATTTTAAGTCCACATAGTTAATATAAAACTTGTCGTATTAATAGATGCTGTCATATTCCTAAACGCATTTACATACCACATAGTTAATATAAAATCTTCCTGTTATTTGTTTATAAAACTTGCCTACTCCCTTTACATACCACTTAGTTAATATAATTTCCTACCTATATTATACCATTTTTTACCAAATAAAGCACTTGAAACAACATAATATCCAAGTGCTTTATCCATATTATTTTACTTATTTTCTCTCTCTTGTTGTTCCCTAAGAATACCTCTCAATATCTCTGCATACTCTTGAAATTTTTCTTCATTGTCCTGTTTTAATTTATATAATAATGTAGCAAACTTTACAAAGTATTCTACATCTTCATCAGTTTTTAAATTATATTCATTAAGTAAATTCTCACACATTGTATTAATCCCCCTCAAAACTAAAATAAACTAAACTAAATTATTTAATACAACTGATAAATTTACTCAATCTTATAAACCACATGATAATTCTTCTTTTCACCTGCAATCTTAGCAGGTCTATTATTTTCCTCTATCCAATTTCTAACCTTATCTATTACACTCTTTGTATATTTATTTACAGTACCAGTCCAAGAACCATTAGTTTCCCAAACGCCTTTGACTTCGTTTTCTTCTAAATCAATCTTTTTAATAATTTCACAAACAGCCATCTGAGCTGGTTTATTACTCTTAGAATATATTTTCAGTTTAGATGCTATTTGCTTTGTATCAAAATAATGTTCTTCTTCGTTTATCTCTATTGGTAAATCAATTCCTGCTTTCTTATATAATGTTTTAGCTGTTAATAGTTTGGATTTATTGTCAAAGCCTGCACCATCTAATAGTTCTTTTAACATAGATGTACTATTGTAAGCTAACTGTAATTTTTCAATCTCGCTTGCTTTTTCTCTCAACTTATCTGGGTCAGCATTATTTGTTATGTATGCACCAGTTTGTCGAATGGCTGGAAGTACTTCATCACTTATCCAATCTTGAAATCTCTCAGCTTCTTCTTTTTTAGATTTAAATATTAACTTATATACTCCACTCTCTGTTAAGAACTTTTCACCTGTGTTATGCAATTTTCTAAAGTCCTTATCTAGGACATTAGAATTTTTTAATAATACAGCTTGAGTATCATTCATTTTAGATAAATGATTTCTTATTGCACTATCACTTAACTCTAAACATCTTCCACAATCATATGGATTAAATAAAACTTGCCCATTATATTCAAGTACTTCAACTTTCTTTTCTTCAAACATCATTAATTCATTTTTCATAATATTACACTCCTTAATTGAATTTTTTTAAGGAATGACGTATACTATAGTTAGTGTATATAATATACGTCAATAAGGGATGTTCAATCTTTGGTCGGGGAGAACGTCTCTTATTTTTTATTCCTCTTTTTCTAACTCTTCATTAATCTTTTCTTCAAGCCAAATAGTTTTAGTCTTGTTCTGCTTTTTTAAATGTTCTTCAATTTTTTCTACTTTCTCTCTATCTAGTAGAACACTAAAAGTTTTCTTATTCTGTCGTCTCTGCTTGAAGTAATCTGCTCTACTGCTATCAGTAATAATTTTCACCTCTTTTCTGTATCGCGATAATATAATTATACATTGTATCGCGACACTTTTCAAGAGTTTTTACTAATTTTTTCTAATTATTTTACTCAACCGACCAATTTTGAGCAAAACAAAAGCACCTACCAAAAAGTAAGTGCTTTCTATATAACAGATTTAATTTTAAAATAAAGTATTCACCTAATTTCCAGACGAGAAATCCAAATCATCAATTAAATTTACATTATTTTTTATATTATTCCAATCATCTAAAAATACATTATAAGTGAGTGTCACATCAACAATAAAGCTTATTCTCACTGAATGGATATCATTCATATCTTTTATATTGTTTACAAATTCTTTAGTAAAGTTTCTACACTCATTTTCATCATTAAACCTAGAATTTTCCACTTGAATACTAACTATATATCCCTCACCTTTTGTTGGGTTTAATATGTTAACATAATATGTTGTTTTATCTTTTAAGTCTTCTGGTATCATAGAGTCTACTTTTGCTTGCATCTCTTGTTTATAAATATCTTCTTTTTCTCTTTCGCTAATTATATTTTCTTTTGTAATATTTCCTTCATTTACTTCATCTCTATTTTTTGAATCTCGTATCGCTTGATGAATCATCATTGATACTGTAAATACAACAAAGTATATTAAAAATATCACTAAAATTTTCTTCAACAAACTTAATTTTTTAAATTTTCCCCACATAATGAACTCTCCCCTATTAAATTCTTTATTCAAATATAATTCTATCTAAAAATAAGAACTTAGTCTATTGATTTAAAATATTTTGAGCAAAATAAAAGCACCTACCAAAAATAAGTGCTTCTTTCTTCTATTTAGTTTTTCTCCACATTGTTAATATAAAAGTTTGGAGTTTTAAAATTATCATTCCTATCTTTTGCTTTATTTACATACCACTTAGTTAATATAAAACATTCAAGAAGTAATTGTAATTGTTCATCTGTAAAATAATTTACATTCCATATAGTTAATCTAAAACTAAAGAAATTGATAAAATTATTGTTTATTCAGTTGGATTTACATTCCATATAGTTAATCTAAAACATTATACACAAATACAACTTGAAGAAGCTTTAAAAACATTTACATTCCATATAGTTAATCTAAAACGCTTTTAAACTTTCCTCTAATGCAATACTATCTGTACGATTTACATACCACTTAGTTAATATAAAACGACTTGTGTTTATAGATTTCTATATTTTTATTATACCACTTTTTAACAAACAAAGCACTTGAAACAACATAATATCCAAGTGCTTTATTTATATTATTTACTTATTTTTCTCTTCTTTTTTCCTACATTCTTCTTTCACTAAACTTACAAATCTATAAAATTTATCTGGATTTTCATTTCTCATTTTTTCAAAGATACTTCCAAGTTCTCTAATAAGTTCTATTCTATCCATATCAAGTAAATTCTCACACATTGTATTAACCCCCCAAAATAAACTAAAATATATTATTTAATACAACTGATAAATTTACTCAATTTTATAAACCACATGAAAATTCTTCTTCTCACCTTGTATCTTAGTAGGTCTATTATTCTCCTCTATCCAATGTCTTATTTTATCTATTACACTCTGTGAATACTTATTGACACTTCCACTCCAACCTCTTTTACTCTCTAGTACTACTAACTTTTCATTATCTTGTATATCTAACTTCTTAATAATTTCACCTATTGCATGAAATGCAGGTTTATTAGACTTAGAATAAACATTTAACTTAGTTGCTATTTGTACAGTATCAAAGAAATGTTCCTTCTCTTCTATTTCAAGAGGTAACTCTATTCCTGCCTTTTTGTAGATAGTCTTTGCTGTAAGTAATTTTGCTTTTTCATCTATTCCAGCATTATCTAAGAATGGAGTTAGTATTTCTATAGTCTTATTAACTGTATCTAAACTTTCTATTTCATTTGCTTTTTCTCTTAATGCTTGAGGGTCAGCGTTATTTGTTATGTATGCACCATGTTGTCGAATAGCTGGTAAAACTTCTCGTCTAAGCCATTTCCTAAACTGTACACCAATAGGTTTGTCTGTGTATTGTAAAAATCCATATAAACCATCTTCATAAAAAATAGTTATACTTCTAGCTTTATTACTAATTATATTATTTGCGACTACATTTAAAGTAGTTACAAAATCATTAAATTCATTTCCTTTCAATACATCATACTCTTGTTCAATCTCAAAGTCTTCTGCTTTTATGCAATCCTGTATTGTTTTAGATACATCAGCATAATCGAATAATCCAACTATTTGATTAGCTATCCAACAAGATTTTTCTTTCCACATAAAAGTATAAATTTGACTTCCATTGAACTCTTTTACTATTAAATTTTTCATAACTATTACACTCCTTAATTGAAATTTTTTAAGGAATGACGTATACTATAGTTAGTTGATGTATAGTATACGTCAATAAGGGTTGCTCAAACTTTGGTCGGTGGGAGTGACCCTTATTTTTTATTCCTTTTGTTCCAGTTCCTCGTCGATTTTTTCTTCTAGCCATTCTTTCTTAGTTA